CAGGGCCGCATGGATTCCGCTTTGGAAGAAGGAATGGACAACGCTCAACCAAGCCGAACAAGCCTTGGAAGCATCCACCTACGATATCCGCGGTGGCAGTTTCTTTGGCTTTGAGCCAACCAAGGTGGGCCAGAAAGGATCGATCATTGGTGCGACCAAGTTAGTCGAAAAAGGTTTTCCCAACATCGATGAGATGATCAAGGCAATGGAAGACCCGCGCTTTGCCGGACTGCAATACGGCGACATGGTTTCCGCGGTGCAATTCGACAAGGCTGACACCAAGCCTTACCGCGCCGGCGACCTCAACGTGAAGCAGCACGATTCCTATGATGTCATCATCAAAGGCAAGGGCCTCGGGATGTTCGACAAGCCCAAGAGTGTGCTGACCGTCATCAAAACAGACAAACCGAGAGCAGCAGCTTTGCGGGCACTGTCCATGAGCATGGCGCAAACCACCTTCGCCATCTCGCCGGCTTCCTACTACGGCGACCTCGAGTCCGCGGTGGCCGCGCTCAACAGCAACCCTGCCTTCCGCCGGGAGCGGGTGGCCGCGGTGCTTTCCAAATTCAAGCGGATCAAAGAGCAGTTTGCCAACAAGGCGGACCTCGAACCGCTTTCCATGCCCGAGGCCGTGGCCCAGCTGGAAGCCATCATCACGCTGCTCCCGCCGGACGCACAGAGCGAGATCGGCGGATTCCGCCGTCTGCTTTCCTTTGCCACGGCCAAGGGCCGGCTCAATTACCTCACCGACCGCATCGCCAAGGCGGACGCCGCCCTGGAGAAATACCTCCGCACCGAATTGCAGGAGGACATTATGGATCTCCTCGAACGCGCCATGCCCAAGCCCGGGGAAAACAAGGTCCAGACCAGCAGCCTCGGGCCGGACGCCCAGCGCGTGGCCAACTTGGCCATCGCCGCCATCGAACTGGGCACCGATGAAACGTCCAACACCATGGCCGAGATCGAGGCCGCCTTGGCCAGCCCGGACATCACGCCGGACCGGCAAGAGCAGCTGCTCGAACAGTGGGGCGTGCTCAATGCCTTGGGCGACTTTTTCAATCGCTCCGCTTTGGAACTCGACCAGGCGCGGGTATTCCTTCGCCAGACGTTTGGGGCCGGACGCGCTATGTGGCGCATGCAGCAGGAGGCCCGCCGCAAGCAATACCGCGACATGGCCGAGGAACTGGCCGGCGGTCTGAAGAAGGCCACCGAGAACCAGATCGATAAGATGGATAAGGAGAACCCGTGGCTGAAGAACCCGCGGCAATTTGTCTTATCGCACTACAGCTTCATGCAGCTGCTACGGAGCGTCCTGCCCAAGGCCGGCTTCCTCGAAACGTGGGAGCGGTCGATCCGCCAAGCCGAGATCGGGAGCAGTCGCTACCGGATGGACGCGGCCAAGCGGTTCATCGATACGCTCATGGCGGCCAGCGGCAAGAAGACCAGCTTTGGCGTTGGCCGTCTCATGTACGATATGCGGAAGACGCGGAAGGCCGCGGTCCGCTACAAGGAGGGCTACAACGAGAAGCTCATCCGCCTGCCCATGGAAACGGCGGCCAACATCCTCGAAGGCCGCGCCTCGGCCAAGGCTTTTGGTCTAAATGCCGCGGGCGTGGCCAAGATGAGCGAAGCCTACCTGGCCGTGCCAATCATGCGCCGGCGCACCACGCCCTCCGGGGCCGTGCGCGAGACGCCCAACCGCCAGCAATTCCTCGAATTCTACGTGCGGCAAAGCGAGGGCACCGATGACAAATTGAACATGTCACCCGCCGAGGCCATGCAGCTGCTGCTCGCTTGGGACCAGAGCGAGGTGCAGGCCCGCATGCGCCGGCAAGGATGGACCGACGAGTCCATCGAGGACATGCAGAAAATGGTCACCTCGGTCCCCGGTGGAGAGGCCACCATGGATTTCCTCCGCCGCGAATACAAAGCCGGCGGGGATGCCGCGGACCCCGTCTACATGAAAATGTTTGGCATGGCCATGCCCCGCATCGAGAACTACGCACCCACGCGCTACCGGCACAAGGATGACAGCAATGACCTTTCGCCCATGGGCAGTGCGCTCGAACTGGCCGGCACCACGCCCGGGTCCCTCAAGGCCCGCCAACGCCACGATGCCCGCATGCGCCGGACCGATGCCATCACCGTCTTCTTCCAGCACGCCGCCCAGATGGGTCACTGGATTCACTTTGCCGAGATCAACCGCGAGATCCGCGGGGTGCTCAAAAACCAGAACGTACGCGAATCGATGGAAGCCACCATGGGGCGGAGCGGCCTGCAAATCTTCGACCAGTGGATGGACACGCTGGCCCAGGGTGGGGGACGCCGCGCCATGGAACTCTCCGCGGACAAAGACATCTGGGCCGCCCTCATCAGTGGCAAGAGCATTGCCTCGCTGGGATTCAGTGTCCGCACCCTTTTCATGCAGATCGACGCGGCCAACCGTGCCGCCCTGGACATGGGCCTTGCTGAATACACCAAGACAGTTTTGGACCCGCGGTGGATGGCGGACATGCCCAAGGCGTGGAACTCGGACACCGTGCAACGCCGGCTGATCGAAGGCTCCCGTCCCGAGGTGCGCTACGTGTTTGAGCGGGCCGCGGTCCGCCCGAGCATGCTCCTCTGGGCTGCCCAGAAATCTATGATCCCGATGCAGATGACCGATGCCGCATTGACCAGCTTCACCGCGGCCATCGTCTACCGCAACGCTTACAACAAGGCCAAGAAAGCCCAGGCGTCCGATGCCATGGCCGAGCAGGCCGCCCTCGACGCCATGGACAAGGCGGTCTTCAACTACAGCCAGCCAATCGACATCACCAGCCGGTCGCTCCGGGAAGTGCAGGGCAACATGCTCCAAAAGGTCTACATGATGTTCCTCTCGGACGCCCGTTTGAAGACGGCCCTTTTTGCCGAGGCCATCGGCCAGCTGGGCAAGGAAGGCGAGCGGGGCAAGGGTGCCAGCACCATTTCCGCGCTGATGATCATGGCCGTGGTCACCCAGACGATGGCCAACCTTTACCGCGATTGGTTCAGTGACGAGCCGGACGATGAGATCTGGACGCTCGAAGGCTATGCCATGGCCATGATGCTGGCCCCGCTCTCCGGGTATATGCTGGTGGGCACTGTGGGTTCGACCGTGGTGCGCGAAGCATTCGGTGAAATGACATTCCAATCGACCGATCCGGCCAACGAGATGATCGACCGCGGCATCCGCTCGATCAAAGGCTGGGACAATACGTTCAACACCTCGGACCCCGAGGCCATGCTCAAGCAGTGGAACAACCTGCTCCGCTTCGCCAGCTTCAACCCCACGCTCGCCGCGCCCGCGGCCCTGCTCAACTTCGCCAAACCCATCGTGGGCGCGATGGAAAACGCGGAGAATCCCGAATAATCCGCTTGTCCCTCTGACTGAACGCTGCACTATTTTCGACTAATCCCATGGCTCTGCAAAACGACACATCTCGGATTCAATACAATGGCAACAACTCGACCACCTCGAGCTATGCCATTCCCTTTGTTTTCTTCGAGAACGCGCACATCAAGTGCGTGGTGACCAGCAGCGCCGGCGTCGATACCACGCTCGCCCTGGGCAGCGGGTATAACGTCACTGGGGCCGCCAACCCTAACGGCGGAAGCCTCACCACTACCGCCGCGGTCCCGACCTCGAGCAAGGTCACCATCTTCCGCGAAGTCCCCGCCACCCAAACCACCAGCTACCAAGAGGGCGGAGATTTCCCCGCGGCCAGCCATGAGCGGGCACTGGACAAGCTGACCATGATCGCCCAGCAGACCAAGCGTCTGGCCGACCGCGCACTCAAAGTCCCCGAAACCCAAAACAACCCGAACGACCTGCCCAACTCTGGGAGCGGAGCCAAGCTGCTAACCAGCAACAACGGAACCCTCGGCTGGGACGAAAACCGCAACCCGCCCCCTTATCCCGCCACCGCCGGCACCCAGGCTTTAGTCACCGCCGGCAGCGGAGCCTCCCCCAGCTGGCAAACCATGCCGGCCATCGCCACCGGACCCATCACCGCCACCGGCTCGACCACACCGCGCTTTTTGTCAGATCGATTCGGGGAAGTTTATCACGTCGAAGATTTTGGAGCCAAGGGTGACGGAATTACAGATGACCGGGCGGCCATTCAAGCTGCTGTCAATGCTGCTGTTGCAGCCAATGGGGGAACGGTTCGCTTTTCAGCCAACAAAACATATCTAATAGATTCTGTAACAAACCGGACTGATTCCGTTGGTTTTCCGTCTCCTACTTTTGGCTTCGCAGTAGGAAGCGGAAATACTGTATCAGGATTTGGATCAAGCTCAATGCGTATCCTTTTCGATGGAAATAATGCGACTATCAGAATGACAAAAGGTCCTCCAACAAACGGAGGTGCTATTTGCTACATATGTTGCCGCTTTTCTTACATAGGCTTTGAAAATTTACGGTTTGTGCGAGATCGCTATTTTATTACTGGCCCAGGCGCGCAAGGCAATGGCGTTTCGTTCTGGGCATACGATACAAACCAGCACGATCAAGTCTATTTCAATAATTGCTATTTTAATAACTGCCATCATGCCATTTCTTTTCATGCGGTCCGCCGCGTCAATTTTTTGTCAGTCCGCGGCAAACTAAAAAAAGTCCTTATTACAAATTGCGCGTTTGAATATCCTTTCGGAGCGGGCCGTCCTGCGAATTTTAATACATCATTACACGGCTGGTCTGGGGCGCTGGTCATCAACGGCGACACGTGGATCGATGTTGCTAATTTTGAAAATTGCTATGCGGACGGAATAGTTGGCGGGACCTTGCCAATAGAAAATTTTGATGCCATGCATGGGTTTTTGTTCCCGATGCCCTTAAAAACAGCCATCCGCAATTGTCATTTCAAACACATGTCAGTGGAGTGCATCAAAGCAAGTGACGTGGAAAATGCCAATGTCGGCATATCTCTCAACGGAAATTTCACTCAACCAGCAGTTGGTCAAACCTTGACAACAACAGTTGCTACTAACACTGAAAATCTCCAAACGATGACTGTTGGAGCAATATATGCGTTTGGAGATGCGAACTATTTTGCAGGCCGCGTGGGTATCTATCGATTAGAACCAAAACCCGGCGGTGGCAATTATACCTTTGTGCCTGGTGACGCGCTCACCCTTACAAGACTTTCTTCCGATCTTTATGATTTGCCTTCTGCGCGGGATTTAGCATCAGCCACGGGCAATGTTACTCCTGTAGACATGGCGACATTGGAAAGAATGTCATTACAAGTCACGGGCTGCATTTTTGACAATTCTCAACACATTACGTATCAGCTGTCGGCTCCAGCAACCGGCGGTTATCCTTGGGATGGTCCCAGCATTATGTGCGATTATGAATTGCTCGTAAGTAACAATGTGTTTATTGGCGGCGTGTGGAATGTATATTGCGGATCGACGAGTGCAAATCATAAGCAGACTGTAATTACCGGAAACACATTCTATGCTTATAGCATAAATACTGCTCAATCCCAAGGAAGCACCACATTTATCGAAATGAGGAAGTCCAATGTTCTGATTGCAAATAATGCTTTTGTTATCAAAGAAAGTCGCGCTGTTAACGCGGCAATCAGCGTTGGAGGGCACGAAATTGTAATCATCAATAACTTGATAACCGTTCAACAGCCGTCCGCGTTTGGAACAAGCGGAGTTGATCAAACGGAACCTATGTTTATTATCGAGCGCAATGGCGGGCCATGGAGAATTGTCGGACAAGACAATTATTTGCGAGACATGGGACATTACGTATATGCAAATCACACCCCCCATGTCGGATCGTTTTATGGGAATATTCGATCTACAATAGGCCGTAATGATGGCGGTACCGTGTCCACATTCAAAACTGGAAAGCCATTGAGAAGCGCCAACGGGCAGATCTGGAATATGAACGTGACAAACGATGGAGAACTGGAGGTATTTCAATGAAACTCATATTGATTGCAATGTTGTACTTATGCTCGTCTGCTGTTGCTCAAACAAACTTGAGGACAGTGATGGTGAATACAAACGGGATTGTCGAGCGGCCCGCTAATTTTTGGGCGACAAACGCGGCAAGCATAAATGCGGCTGTTTCATTTGAGGGTGTATTGAATGAGCGTCTATCGACCCACTATGTGACATTTGCTGATTTGCCAACGCAAATAGCAGCTGGAGGCAACGCCGTTACTGGAGCATCAACTGCTGCTTTGAGTGTTGAGGGTACTAATGCCTCTGGTTTTACCGCGATGAGGCTCATGCGAAACGTAAACGCAGTTGTGCCCGCAGGAGTGGGCACCCGGTTCAATGCGGATAGTCACGAAATGTGGATGCAAGTTGACGGAGTCGTATCTACATCGAGCGTGTTTCGTGCTGTTCTTGGCAATGTTTCATTTGGAACAAATTTTGGAGCCTACCCGACAAGCCACGCCTTTGGATTTGAGATAAGGGGAGCCACAAACGACTTTCAGCAAATACGGTTGATTGCCCACAATGGAATTACAAGTACAAATGGGCCTTGGGTAGCGTTTGGTACGGTTTTCAGCAGGCATTGGTTAGGTGTGAAGCAAAATAAAACAAACGGACAGATAACACTGTTTCACACAACAGGACTTTCTCCCACAAACGTCACTTCTGCCACAATCTCTGGTGGGCCTACGAATTCAGCCGGAACAGACTTTGGTGCGTGGGATGTTAGAATGGAGACAAGCGGAACCAATGCCGCCAATTCCGCTATAAGCATATATTCTGCATTTATCGATATTACAGACTAACATGACGCACGCTCTCGCCATCTTTGCTTTGGCCCTTACGGCCTGCACCTCGACTCCGCGCAATCCGCAGAGCGAGGTTGAGAAGCATCTTAATGCTTGTCTGCCGGCGGCCATCACGATGCGTGAGGGGTTAGTCGAAAGCGGGATCTGGAGTGAGGTCCTGGTGGTGCATTGGCTCGAGGGGAAGAAGGCCCGGGGGCATGCTTACGCGGTCTACCTTTATCCGCCGGCGAAGAACCAGCTTTGGGCCTATGACCGGGATTGGGGCAGCATTCGGGTGCGTGCGTTGAAGAGTGACGCCCGAGCCGTGGCCATGGCGGCCAACAACAGTCGCGCCCTCTGGGGTCCGATAACTTCCGCGGAGTATTTGCAATGATCCCCGAGAGCCACACTTTCGGTCCTTTGTTGAAGGGCCTCACTGGGATGCTCGCTTCTTTTGGCGGGGCCTTGGTGACTTTTATGTCGCACCTCGAGTTGATCCTCCGGGTTGCCGGCGTGGGCATCGGCGTGGCTTGTGGCGTGGCCTCGCTGATCTCGATCATCCGAAACATGCCTCCGCGTAGAAAGGGCCGCCTGCCATGAGTGATATCAAATTTCAAGATTACAACCGGATCGTCAGCCAAGTAGTGGCCGTGGCCATGGGGCCGGACGGGAAGCCGGCGCTGATGTCGCCGGACCGTCCCTCGGGGACCAAGGCGGAGGGCTATACCTACAACGTGAGCGGCCAGGTCACGGCGATTGCCTTTTACAGTGGCTTTGACACTTCGACCAACACCCCGAGCGGATTGATTGCGACGAAGAACATCATCTGGAACACCTCGGGCAACGGCGCGGGACAGCCGGCCTTCGTTCACTGGACGTGAGCAACTACGCTTACAATCCGATCACCGGCCAACTCGACCTTGTCGGTGGAGGTGCGAGTTACATTGACGGGGTAGTGGCTAATAGCTCCCTGCTCCCGGTGACGGTGGGGACGCCAGCCCTCGACTCCGTTTTCCTTGCCAAGGCGGGTTCCGGCCTGTGGCTAATTTCTCGACGGCCCGCGGGACTGTATGTGCGAGTGGCCAACAACGGCGTGGCCGCGGATTGGCAATATCTCGGATCTTTTCCAGAGGTGAATGCAGATGCCAATTGGGAACTGTACTCCTCAAGTGACCCTACGAAAGAATTGAAGTTTGATTTGTCCAGCATCACCACCGGCCAGACCCGCACGCTGACCGTCCCCGATGCCTCCGGTAAAATCGCCCTGCAAAGCGAAGCCTACGACTTCTACTACGCGACCGCCCCAGCAGGCGCGACAGGCGGATCTGGCTCCGTCTGGGTCTGGAACATTCCGTCATGGTCTACGATGCAGGTCATCACAATGATCGGCGCGGGTGGCGGCGGCGGCAGTGGTCGCGTAGGTGCATCTGGCACTGTTTGCGGCGGTGGCGGAGCAGGCGGTGCTGGTGCATTTGGCACGTTCATAACGCGCATTACGGGAGGAGATCAGATTGAGGTTCTCGTCGGCGCAGGCGGTGCGGGCGGTGCGGCGGCTGGCACGGGCAACGGCAACGGGTTAAGCGGAACGGCAGGCGGAAATACATATGTTCGCTGGGTTACGCCAAACATTACGCTGCGGCAAAGCACAGGTTTTGGTGCTGGAGGCAGTGGCGGCGGCGGAACCGCAACCTTTGGAACCGCTGGAACTGCTGGAGGAGGAGTCACATCATCCATACTTGGCTCTGGCGGCCCTGGCGGTGGAGGAGTTGCAGGAAGCGTAACTGGCAATCCCGGCGGCGGAAGCAACAGCAACTCGACGCAGGGTGGACGCGCAGGCGGCTCCATCGACGCAACGCCAACGGCATTTAATGGCGGGGCGGTGTTGGGATCGCCGTTTACGGAGACGCGAGCAGGATTGTTACTGCCAAACCTTACGCCCAGCATCGGCACAGGCGCAAAAGGCGGCAACGCCTCAACCACCGCCAACGCACAAGCGGGAGACAACGCTGGTGGGCTTGGCGGCGGCGGCGGCGGTGGCGGTGCTGCGCTTTCTGGATTTTTAAGTGGCGCTGGCGGCAACGGTGGCGATGCCTTTGTCCGCATCAACTGTTTCTGACATGAACTCACTCGCCATCATCCGCGAATCAGACGGCAAGGTTGTGACCTTTGTTCGCCCCGACCAGCCTGCCGGTTGGAAACCGCCCAAAGGAACCCGCGCCGTGGCAGAAGCTCATCTTCCGCCCGATTGGCAAATGGCAGAACCTCAACCGCAGGGCGAGCCGGTCACCGCCGAACAATGGGTCGAGCAGCACCTCACCAGCACGCAACTCCACGCACTTTCCGATCTTCGCTTGTCGCTTGTGCTGGCGGGTAAACCCCTTGGGCCGCTCATGCAATCCCTGCGCGATTGGACTTCGCAGCTGATTGTGGCATCGGCGGTTGATCCTTCGCCGCGGGACAATTGGACGCCGGCTCCTTGCACTTATGAAGAAGCATCGAGCGAGGCTGTGCAGGCGTTGACAGCACAACCCTAACCGGAAAGGATTAGTCGAAAACTATGAACTCTCTTTTCGCCAAACTCGCAGGCATCTCGCTGGCCTTGTGGAATTTCTATTTCCCGCTGCTCCGCGACATTTTCAACACCGGGGCCACGGCCCTGCTTCCGCTCGCGGTGGACGTGGTTCGCAATCTGAACAAGACGGACCTGCCAAGCGGGGCCAAGCGTGACCAGGCACTGCTGTCACTGAAGAGGGCGGCACTGGACCAAGGAATTTCCGCCACCGAATCGCTGCTCCGGTGGACTGTCGAAAGCGCGGTGCAGCGCGTGAAACTCAAATGAAATCCTTCATCCTCCGATTCCTTGTCTCAAAGGGTGGCAGCCTGCTGACGCCGGCCATTGCCGCCCTGGTGGCCGCCGCGGTGACGCGGGTGGCCGCGCACGATCCCACCTTGGCCAGCCACATTGACCCCGCGGCGGTCACGGGTTTTTTGATGGCCGCCTTGGTGAGCGTGATCAATTACGCGACCAACGCGGCCCAGAGCAACGGGGTCAAAAAGATCCAGGCCGTGGTGAACGCCCCGGTGGATGGCTATGCCGGTCCGGTGACCTATACGGAAGTCCGGCGGGCCTTGCCAAATTCATAACGAAGCAACCGGAACCGGAGGACCCGCGGCCATTCTGGCAAAGGCTGCTGGCCTCGCTGCAATTGGACGTGGATCTGAAAGCGCGGAGGTTCTGGATGAAAGGAAAGGCTGAATTCTAATGCATGCATTTCGAGCAATGTTGAATGTTGCCGGCGTGAAGCACTTCACGGCGGAGGAATTGTTTGTCCGCGGATCGAGCGATGCGACCTTGGGGCTGAATACTCCGCCCCCGCAATCGCTTTGGAAGAACATGATCCCGACCGCGGTGGTGGCCGATGAGGCCCGCGAGAAGCTGGGCAAACCGATCCGCGTTCTTTCGGCCTACCGCTCGCCGGCGTACAACCGGCGTATCGGCGGGGCCAGGTCGAGCCAGCACATGAGGTTCTGTGCGCTGGATCTCGGCACCGAGCAGCCGGCGGCCCTCTACAAGATCCTCCTCGAGATGCGGCGGGACGGGAAATTCAAGGGCGGGCTGGGGCTTTACCGGACGTTTGTCCACCTCGACACCCGGGGCGTGAACGTCAATTGGGCAGCTTGATGGCCTTGGTGAGGGCCTTCGCCATGGTATCAATTGATACCGCGGTGTAACGGTTGCTGACGCGGACCGAATCGTGGTCGCAGATTAGCTGGCGGACGCGCTGATCGATGCCGGCCTCGGCCAGCAGGGAATTGGTGGTGTGACGCCAGCTGTGGAAGGTCTTGTCGGTAAGGCCGCGGCCTTGGCCTCGCTTGGTGGTCTTCACGCGCACGATGCCGGCGCGGTCGAGCAGCTGGGAGAAGTGTTTGCTCGCCGTGCCGTGCTCCATGGCCGCGAGGGTGGGGGTGATGAGGCCCTGGCCGCGGAGCGTCTGTAGCTCGCCCATGAGCGGGACGGTGACCACCTTGCCGAGGCGGGATTTTTTCTCGGGAAGGAACCGGAGGTTGCCGTCCTCGATCTCCTCGTAGGACCGCCGGCGGGCGTCCCCGAGGCGCATGCCAAAGTAGAGGCCGAACAGGATGCAGGTGCGCCATTCGCCTTGGGCGACCTTGAGGATGGCCGCAATCTCGCTCTGGTTGAATGCTTTGCGTCCCGAGGGCGTGGCGTCCGCGCTCATGCGGAAGAGGGCCGCGGGGTTGGCCTCGATGTTTCGGAGATGCATGGCGCGGGTGAAGACGGCCCGGATGGTCTTGGTGACTTGCTGGGCGGTATTGGTGGACAGGCCGCGCTTGATCATGCCGTGGTAGAACTCGCTTATATCCTCTGGCGTTATGGACCGGAGGTCATGGCGGGTGCGCTGCCCGAGGAAGTCTGCGAAGTGCGCCACGTGCTTCCGGTAGCTCTCCATGCTGCGAGTCTTGGCCGTCTTGGCTGCCAGATAGCCTTGGGCGGCCTTTTCCCACGTCGAGCGCCGTCTGGCCGCGGACATGCCGGCGGCCCGTAGCAGGGCATCCAAGCGCGATTGCGCCCACACGCTGTCCGGCGTCTCGGAGCGTAGCTCTCGGCCTACGGCTTCCATCTCGTCCGCCACGCGCTGGGCGGTCCGGCGGGCGGTCTTGAGTGGCAACTTGGTCGAGCGTATCGTTTGACGCCAGAACCCGCCTTGGGGGTGATCCGGTGCCGCAATCCACACGCGCATCCGGGCCAGCCAGAAAGGAGAGTTGGGCATGGTGGTCAGCGAGGCCATGGGGCGAAAGTTAGCACAGCAAATTGTACATGCAATAGTGGTTAATGTGGTAGATTTTCGAGCGTTTTACTCTGTAACAGAAGGGCTGGCCCCGAGCGTCGGTTCGATTCCGACCCTCGCCTCTTTCTCTGTAGAATGGGCCGCGGAGCCGAGAGTTAGCCCAGCAAGTTAGCACACATTTGCCTCTTTCAACTTCCTTGGCGCGTTGTATCTTTCGACTATGCCTTACGCCGATCCCGATCAGCGCAAAGAATACATGAGGGAGAGATACCGCGAACGCTACGAGGGCGAGCGGGGCTTCCGGGACAAGGAGAACAAGCGGAAGCGGGAGTACTACGCGACCAATGAGCGGTATGCCTCGAAGACGCGCCGGCGGTGCCGGCTGAATGCCCGGAAAAAAGCCGCGGCCCAGACAAAGTAACTCACACATAGGACTACCGATGTCCGACCCCCACCGATAGCGTGGGGGCGTGAATAAGTTATTGATACTACTTGCGTGGGGGCAGTTTGCCTTTGGCAGCTGCTTGGTTCTTTTTGCCGTATCGCTCCGCCGTGTCAGCTGCTTCGTTGAGGGCCTTGGTGAGAACAAACCTCACATAGGCAGATAGGGAACTGAAACCCTGGGCTTTGGCCTGGGCCTTGGCGCGTTTGGTCAGCGCGGGTTCCATCGAAATGCCGGCGTGGACGCTCTTTAGGTGCGCGGGTTTTTTGGGATTCATTGCGGCTTTACCTTCGCACAATACCAAAAGTTAACAAGTTTTCGGCATGGGGTATTCTGCCCATCTTTTCGCTTGAACCTTGTTAAAGGTTTGGCAAGAGTTGGCGCTTCGATATGGCCAACCGCAGGAAACCCACCTCGCAAAAAGTCCGGCCCACGGGCATCTCATTGCCACCGGACCTGCTCAAGAAAGCCCAGCGTTTCGCGTTCAAGCAGGACATGAGTTTGTCCGCGCTCATCCGCGAGTTGCTCATCACCCAGCTGGCCGCGAAATGAGCACCGACCAGCTGCTCGAAGAGGCGCGTGGCACCTTGCCGCGCAACGTCAAGGGCAAGGGCCAACGGCGCGTGATCGAATCGTGGATGCCCGCGGTCAACGAACTCCGGGCGAAACATTTCAGCTACCTCGAGATCTACGAGTGGCTCAAGTCCCGCGGCATCGATGTGCATGAGCGGCCTATGACATTTATCAGCGCGGTATCTCGCAGACGCCGGCGCTGGCTCAACAACCAATAGGAACCCATATGGACTACTACATCATCACCATGCTGACCTTCATGGCCCTTTGCGCCGTGATGGGTGCTTACGCCGTTGGATTTGTCCGCGGTTACGACGAGGCCCGAGAGGAGCACCGTTGGCATCGCTGGATGCTTCGCCGTGAGCAAAACCGCCAGACCAAGATTTAGGGACGCGCAATGAAAACAAAACCGGCCACCGGAGCGTCCCCCGGTGACCGGCCAATGCAATAACAGAACCAAGTGAAAAATGAACACAGAAGAAACGCAGCTGCAACTCTTTTCCCACCATCTGGCGGGATTGGCGTTGAAGTATCCGAGCCTCTACTTCGAGGACCGGCAGAACCCGAAACATCTGGCCCGCTACAACGAGGCGGACCGGCCCGCAAAGAAGTGCAAACTGGAATTCGCCCGCTTCCAGGCGTGGCGTCCGGTGGTGCAGACGGTCAACCTTCCCCCGCTCCCGAGGGTGAGGGCCGCGGTCTACGAGACGGTGACCTTTCGCCGGCTGGTGGCGTGGGCCAGCAACCCCACGCGGTTGGCGGAAATCCTGGTCGAGAAAGGGGTGCGCGGATGAGCGACCTGGCCATCAAAGAAGACAACAAGCGCGTGGAAGTCGCGTTTAACCAGAGCGGGGTCCAGCTTCGCAGCATGGACGAGATGGGGCGGTTTTGCCGCGCTATCGTTAACTCGGGTCTGGCTCCGTCCAGCTTCCAGACACCGGAGCAGGTGATGGTGGCCATTCAATGCGGCCTCGAGATCGGCCTTCCTCCGATGCAGGCCCTCCAAACCATCGCGGTCATCAATGGCCGGCCCTCGCTCTTTGGCGATGGCGCTTTGGCCTTGGCCATGGCGCATCAGCTGTGGGGTGGCATCGAGGAAACGCACGTGGCGGAAACGAATACCGCGGTCTGCAAAGTCTGGCGTTTCATCCGCCGCGAAGACAAGACGCCCAAGCTGACGCTACGGACGTTTTCCGAGGAGGATGCCAAGCGTGCCAAGCTGTGGGGCAGGTCCGGTCCTTGGACCGCGTATCCCAAGCGCATGCTTCAGATGCGTGCCCGTAGCTTCGCCCTCCGCGATGCCTTCCCGGACGCGCTCCGTGGCGTGGGCATCAGCGAAGAGGTCAGCGACTACCAGCCGATGAAGCCCGCCCGCGGACGCGAGGTGGCCAGCAACCTGGTGCTCCCCGATGCGCCGGAATCCATTGTGGATCTGGTTCAAGACATCGCGGTGCTCTCCAACCAAATCAAGCAGGAGGAGCTACTCTAATGGAAACCGGAGTCCTCACCATGGCCGAGGCGTCTTACCGCCGAGCCGAAGGAATCAGCAAGTCCGACTTGGATTGGATTGCCCA